ATCTGCCTCAAGTCTCCTGCCTTTGATCTATTCTTTGGTCTAGCACAGTCAGGTTTATCCGTGTCCACTGAATTGGATGTTGACGAAGGATCTAGCAAGCGGGAGGTTAGTGCATCTTTCCGCAAAATGTTCAAGGGCAAAAAGTCTAATAAATTTGTATTGAGTACCTTTATTGAGAAAATTTCATGAAAACATATGACCTTCGATTGGAAATAGGCAATCATTGCAATTTGCGGTGTCCTTTATGCTTGAGACAATCACCGCTTATTGATAAAAATGTACTGAATAGAGTTCATTCATCATTGAACGACGTTAAGAAATTTTTGCCTAGATTCTTTTTAACCAATCAAATTAAATCTGTACTTATAAGTGGTTCATCTTCAGAACCCACAATGAACTCAAATTTAATCAACATTGTAAACTATTTGATTAAGTATAATAGTAATATAATTGTTGATAGTAATGGATCAACTCGCAATATAGATTGGTGGGCAGAACTTGGTGCAACTGGTGTGCAGTGCGACTTTGCACCAGATAGTATTAAACCTAACAATAATAAGTATCGCATCAACTCAAATACTGATAAGGTTATTGAGAACATGCAAGCATTTATTTCTGCTGGTGGTACTGCTAGATGGAAGTTTATTCCATATGCTCATAATCAAGACGAATTAGAAGAACAGCGTACTATTTCAGAAAGCATTGGTGCTACATTTTTCGTAGCACAACCATTTACTGTTAGAAATAGAACGGAAAAAGTTGAAGACTCTGACTTATTTCCTAAAGATCATAAACTTGTAAGATATACCGAAAATAGCACACCACATCATTATTGTAAAATACTTGGAGAAATTCAAAATTTACTTGAAATATCTGCCGAAGGTATTGTATATCCTTGTACTTTCTCTAGTAGAGAACTTTATTATGTGTATGGAGATTATTTTGTATCGGGAAATACTACCCCAAAAGTTAATTTTGAATATGTAAAAGGATGGACTGAAAAATTAGATAGTTTTATTGAAAGTTTTGTCCCACTAATTGAGGACCAAGGTGGAATCGAGACACTATCATTACACCATTATTCAATTACTGAAATTTTGAACTCCCCATTTTATAAAAATACATTAAAACAATCATGGAGCAATAAAGAACATTTTTGTAACAAACACTGCAATCACGTCAAATATTCTGATCATTTAGAGTATGTTTTGAATAAAATCTAGCAGTAGGACGGTCTGCGAACTGTCCACTGATCCACCACAGCAGGGTCAACCGCTGCTATATTAACCACAGTTAAATCAATCACATGCCTCGCACGATTAACTTTCAACATCACTTCGACAGTCTCATTGATAACTTCGGCACGACGATTGATACACCTCAACTGCAAGCATATTGCAACCATCATGGTGTAGGTTATCAGACCATCACTAAGTATCTGCAACAGTACAAAGTTGGTCGTGGTAAGTGGAACCTTACTGTTGAGGAAGCAAAGCAACAACTAGAGCGTAGTGTAGATAACACTGCTGCGCTGTCTAAAACTGTTACAGTAGCACAAAACCTAGTCCCATCAAAAGATGATACCTTCGTCAGCTTTGGTAACTTTAGCAGTCTTAAAAAGGTTATCCAATCGCGTCAATTCTATCCGGTCTTCATTACTGGATTGTCCGGTAATGGTAAGACTTTCGCAGTGGAGCAAGCGTGTGCTCAACTCAATCGCGAATTGATCCGTGTGAATATCACTATTGAGACGGATGAAGATGATCTTATCGGTGGTTTTCGTCTAGTTAATGGTGAAACAGTTTGGCACAATGGTCCTGTGATTGAAGCACTGGAGCGTGGTGCAGTTCTGCTTCTCGATGAGATTGATCTTGCGTCTAATAAGGTACTCTGTTTGCAGTCTATCTTGGAGGGCAAAGGTATCTTCTTGAAGAAGATCGGTGAGTATATCAAACCCACCGCAGGTTTCACCGTGATTGCTACTGCTAACACCAAAGGTAAGGGTAGTGATGATGGTCGATTTATCGGCACCAATGTACTCAACGAGGCATTTCTTGAGCGCTTCCCCATCACCTTTGAGCAACAGTATCCTACTGTTTCTGTTGAGAACCGTATCCTTGAACGTGCATGTGAGGAGTTGAATGTTCCTCTGGTTGGTGAGCACAAGGACTTTATTGTTCATCTCTGCAACTGGGCAGATATTGTCCGCAAAACATTCAACGATGGCGGCATTGATGAAGTTATCTCCACCCGCCGGTTGGTTCACATCATCCGAGCATATTCCATCTTTGGTGATAAGATGAAGGCAGTTGAGTTGTGCCTCAATCGTTTCGACGATGAGACTAAACAATCGTTCTTGGAATTGTATAGCAAACTCGATGAAACTGTTAATCTAAATGAAGGACAGTCAGAGGATGCTAACGTGCAATAATCTCCTTTCTAAAACATTCATCTAAATAAATTCACATCTAATCACTTTCCATGTTTCTAGAATCAACTGATCATTGTCTTGTGGATGATGTCGAACTCTTCGATAAATCATTCAATATCGAAGAGTTTGAAGAGGATGAAGATCGTCGTTCTGATGCTTATCAGGATCTAGCAAATCGTCATTACGCTTGACGAATCACCCTAGGTAGGGTACAATGTTGTTCCACTGAGTTGCCTGCCATGCTTACTGAAAGAGACCTCATTTCACACGATGATTATGAGAACTTCGCCAAGTATCTTGGCGTTGATTATGATGATTTCTGTGATCTATTGATCCCAGAAAGTGATGTCGATGATAGCGATCTTGTCGGCATTAGTAATCACCATGGTGGACAGTTCGACAAACTGGCACACACCCCCTTGCGAACCTGATCCAGATCGGTTATATTAGGTTCATCGGTGGAGGGAACACCACTCACCACCACGGTCAAGACGGTTCACAAACCGTCACACCAAACTTGACCAAAGCACCAGTTCATGCTATACTGAACTCGTCCTGAATACGACGCTAAACTGTTCATTGATCAAACTAACACTTTTTATTATCATGACTGCACTCAACATCGCTGGTTCTTCCGCTATCCAATCCGTGTCCTTCGGTGATAACAACGCTGTCGGCGTTAAGTTCACTTCTAACGACACTGAGTATGGTTTCGTGGCTCAGGATCAAACCCTTGTTCGTAGTGGTCTGGAGTCTGCAATCGCTGCCGGTCGTAGTGTCGGTAAACTGATTGCTCAGTATCGCGCTGAGGGTCAACTCACCGCCGTCTGATAGACAACTACAACTGAATAGATTGATCATTCGCTGAATATCGCAAGCAATCCCGTTCTAGATTAACTAGAACGGGATTGTTAGTTTATACGATACCATAATCGTATGATCCAAATGCCCATTTCTTTTCCGTACACCAATAGCATTTTTTGCATGGGAAACTATCGGCACCCATATCTTTTAGTGCCTCTTCGGTTTCAACAACACAAGACTCAGTAAGCATAAACAAATCATCCATTAAGTTCTCTTGTTTATACAATTCAGCAATTGTTTTCTTTGTATATCTCATCCAAGGATTCTTGGAGTCAAGTCTAGGTTCTCCGTGTGTATTAGTACCAATGTTTTCAGAATCTCTTGACCCGTGCCCTTCAACACCATAAAGTTTCCGAATACTTTTGGGCATGTTCATAGTAACCCCAGAAAGGTGTACATAATCATCTTCATTATGTAACCTGTCGATATTATTTTCTATTACAAACTTTTCTTGTGCTGGTTTGAAATAGTGTCCTTTATGTCTAGGTGCTAGATATTCACCCTCACGCAACCATTCGGAAATTGTTGTGTCGTGAATAGTTACTTTAGGAAACTTTGACCTGATTAAATTTACAATGTTAGGTGCTATCTCTTTTGCTTTTGATAGTTTATTATTCAACTCAATCATTGTCTGTGGAAATATCTCACGATCATATTGCTCAGTTTCAGTGATAAACTTAGCAAGAAAGTACATCACAAGAGCAGAATCTGTGCCTGTTGATATTTTTACTCCAATCCTCTTATAATCCTTCTCAAAAAATTCATTCCACCAGTTATTAGTTCCTTCTGATGTAGTCAAAGCAAAGTTCATTGTCTTAAGAAATAACAATAAAATCATATTATATAGACAATCAATTAACTGTCCACTATTCTCCCCACAGCAGGGCAAAATGCTGTATTATTACAAAGTAATCAATCAGGGGTGTCGATCACCCCATCAAATTATGTTCAAAACAGACGGTTCAGTTCATCACGGCGGCATCCAAAACGAGTTGGATACTATCGACTTTCTTAATAGCATCAAACGCTATCAACAACTCGTTGAACATCGTGGTGGAACTGGTCAAAAAGCAGATGCAGTCTGCGAGAAATACCTTAGCATCAAGCGTAAGAAAGGCATCAAGAATGGATCTTTCGACTGGTGCAACACTTCAATTTACAACGATACTTTTGGTGATCACTTCACCAAGTTTCTGGAAGATGTGAAGCAGCATCGTCAACTTCCCGTAGAACTTCGGGAGGTTGCTGTTACTTTCCTTCGTAACGATCTTAACAACTTGTGCGAGACTGCACTAGAATCGTTGTCTGCCGATCGCCTGATTGCACTGCTGAAGGATATTTTCAGCAAGCAAGAAGGATACGACATTGTTATCAACGACACTGAATCGAAGGAGGTTTTCATCTTTGCTGCTGAGCAACATCCTGTGCTCGCTGCTATCGAGCAGGGTTACATTCCTGAGTTGGTGTCTACCCGTGGTGCTAAGTCTTCCCGTAAGATTGTATTCCGCAAGGGCAACGAGACTATCAACACCGGTCTGCGTCTTCGCGTGACCAGTAACAACGGAATCAATGCTTTTCTGGGTCTGAGTAAAGCAAACAAAAACAGTCAGATTGTTATCAAACTACAGCAAGATGCTGTCGGTCAATTAGTGATTGATGCTAAGGCAGACCGATACACTTACTGATACATTTGAACTACTCAAGAACCCTGTCCACGACAGGGTTCTTTTGTTATCAACAATCGATTTTTTGGTGTTTTCGCTGGACAGGATCCATAGGGTGTGGTAAACTGTAAAAACGAGGAAAAAAACCAAATTGATCACAATTCTCCAACAATCTGCTGAGCAGATGCACACCATCAGTCAGGATTTTGACCTGATTTATATGGATCCCCCCTTTGGATTGCAGCGTGATTTTAACATGCTGGAGCAGGATGGTGAGCAAAAAGGTTTCAGTGACTGGTGGGAATCGTTCGATGATTATATTCAGTGGTATGCACAGATTATCAACGCTGGATATAAGAAACTGAAGAAGGATGGGTGGTTATATTTGCACAACAATTTCATCGGCAACGCATTAGTCTTGTCGCATGTTGATGATAACATTAGAAACGACTTCTATACTAACATCAGTTGGAAAAGATCAGGTCCAAAGAATAACATTAAGAACGGTTGGGGTAACATTGTAGATTCTATCCTGGTTATCAAGAAAGGCAACCCATTCTTTCAGGTTGAGTATACTGACCTTGATCCCAAATATGAGAAGAACTCCTTTAAGAATAAGGACGCAAAGGGTTACTATGCACTAGCAAAAACCACAGGTGAGAAGTCACGACCATGCCGAAGATTTGACTTCAAAGGATATAATCCTGAGTATGGTTGGCGGATCAGTGAGGATCTATTGCATGAACTTGCTGACGCTAATATGTTACATTACGGCAAAAATACGATCTACAAAAAGATTTACCTTGAGGACAATAAAGGTGTGCCTGTCCAGAACTTGTGGGATGACGTATACTTTATTAGCAGAAGTGAGAGCAACAAAAGAAAGTATCCCACACAAAAACCATTGAAATTGTTGGAAAGAATTATCAAGTCATCTTGCCCTCCTGGTGGTTATGTTTTTGACCCATTCTGTGGGTCGGGAACAACAGCAATCGCAGCACAAGTGTTGGGTAGAAATTGTTACACAAGTGACGTTAATCCTACCGCGATTGAGTTAGTAAAAGATGCCTGTGGTGTGACGCTGTTCTAAGTGTCTACTGATACCCCACAGGGCACTGAAATGCCCTATACTAAGTTCATCAAAGGGATTCAAACCATGCCCCACATCGATCGCAACTCAGTCCGAATCATCAACGGCACTGCACTCAAAGTAATCACCGCTGATGGTATGGATCGCACTCAAATTAACACCCATTTGCACTATCTCAACGTAGAGATGGATAAACTTCGGGCAAAACAAGCGGTTTTGATTGCTCGTCGTGACGCCATAGATCATGAGTGTGAAATGCTAGAACGTGCAGACGCTGCTGAAGATCTTTTCGCTGAAATGTTCGGAGGTTGAGTAATGTCTTTAATTAAAAAAGTTTATCTCGAACAATTGACTGCCCGTGAACAACTTATGGAAGACATTGATGCAATCATTGATGGATTCTTTAATGATACTTACGAGGCACAATATCCTGAGGAACGTGATGATCTGATTCGCATCTTATGTGATGCTGTTTGTAAGAATTGGACAATTAAGACAGTTTAGGAACTGTCCACAAAACCCCCACAGCAGGGCAAAATGCTGTATATTGTAAAGGTGATCAACGGAGCACAATGATTTCAGTCGAAACCGAGTTTCACATTGTTAGCGTTGAAAAGCGCGAATGGAAAGAAATTCAAAAGTTTTGTGATGCTGAAGGTATCACTCCAGACTACTACTTCTGGGAGTTTGCAATGCTTGAAGATGAAGAGTAACTAACACTTTTACTGCACACCATTCTTTTCACTAACATGACTACTCACATTATTGAAGTTCATCCCCAAACTGGTTATGTTTTCCGTGAGGAAATTCAACATGAAAATGTATATGTAGCGTTGCAGATTGCAAAGCAGCGTTATCCTAACGCCAAATATATTTCAAGGGTTGGTACAAAATAGACAGTTCGCGAGGTGTCCACCATTCTCCCCACAGGCGTCAAAAACCTGTATATTAAAAGAGTCAAACAAAGGCAACCAAATGCTTCACCCAATTTTCACCACATCTTTCGCAGACCGTGAAATGTTTGCTGCTAACGTAAAGCATAGAAAGTCTCAGGAAGTGAAGAACGAAATGAAGCGACATCTTGCTCAACCAGAGACAAGAATTAAGTATGCTTTTGAGTTTCTGAATGATTTTGGGGATGATGAAGAAACCCGTGCAAAATGTTACGATAAGATCGCTGAATGGAGCGACAAACTAGACACCAGTGAGTACCACTACTGAGACTGTCCACTAAATCACCACAGGGCACTCCGGTGCCCTATAATTAGATCAACAAAGCAACGGAGACCATGACTACAGCAATCGAGACAAACTATTCTCAGATGTGCTACGATCTTGCCGATGATCTCAACAATCGTTGGAAAGTTGATGCAATCGAAAGCAGCAACCATTTCTATCACAAACTAGAGGTCGAAGTTGCTAAGAAATATGTAAAGATTTGGGTCTCACATGTGCCCTTCAAAGGTGATAGCAAACTCCCTAGTCGTTCGATCTGGATGTTTGTAGACAAGACCAACGGTTTCTGTTACAAACCTGCTAGCACCAAAGCACCTGCTAAGGGTGTCCGATTTGGTCTCTATCAGTTGCTCGCTTATCCCGAGACTTGTGATAAGTTTGGTTCCTTTCTTTACCGTCGCTGATTGATCATGAACTTCAAGAAATTCTTTGCTACTGTTGTTGCTTCCGCTGCAGTATTTGCCCCAGTTGGTGTACTCGCACAAGATGCAAAAGAGCGTGCTCATCAACAACTTTGGGAGGCAGTCCAGCGGGTTGGTGTTCATGCCGTCACCAATTCTCCCAACTTTTGTGATGGTAAGCACCATGGATTTTATGCTCCTGCAGAACGTCTGATGGTCATTTGTCAAGATAATGCTAACGCTTACGACGGCAGAATGGTGCCTTGGAGTGATAATGATTTCGACACATTGCGCCACGAAGCGCATCACATTGTCCAAGATTGTTCGTTGGGTGGATTAGGCGATCAGCGAGAAACTGCCTTTATTGGTAAAGACAAAGAACTGCTGCAGTTTATTCAACATAGTGGACTCACAAAAGATCAACTTAACTGGATCGTGGATAGTTACAAGAAACGCGGTGCAAATGATCATGTGATTAAACTTGAGTTGGAAGCATTTGCAGTTGCAGCATCAGTCAAAGCGGACACAATTGCTGAGGCTCTGATTGCTACTTGTGGGGTCCGATAATACCTTACAACAGACAGTAAGGTACAATCTACCTGTGACGGTCCCCAAACCGTCCTCAAAGGGCACACAGGCACCGCAGGGGTGCTATACTAAGTTCATCAAACAAAGGGAGAACCCCATGCAACTGACCAGCAAAGACGGTAACATGGTTGTTGATTTCTATCCCGTCAAATTTGCAACGGGTGAAGTTCACAATCGTCTGGTTCTGAAAGTTGTTACTTTCTCCAACGATGTTCAGTCTCAGCGTTACATCAACAAAAAAGATGTGCAAGGTGAGGTTGATTCCCGTGTTGCCGGTTATGGTTACAAGATCACCCGAGTTGAGTCTCCTGCCCAACTGTTAAACACTGCTCTGGGATGTGCCTGCTGAGGCAACAGTTAGTAACACTTTCACCCCACAATTCTCATCATGACTGTTATGCTCACTAAAGAAGATCATGATTTTGTTGACTTTTTGTTCGGCAAACTCATCAAACATGTTGATACTGAAATGATAGATTTGCAGGATGATGATACCTGCTGTGACCACATTCAATTCACTCAACTGGAGATTTTCTGATGCAATTCCTAGTCGATCACATTGAATTTGATTTTGACGAAGATCTCACCCGCGATGAAAAGATTGATGTTCTAGATGATAACATTGGTCTGTGGGACGCTGATGATGAAGACGATCTAATTGAGGAAATTACAACATCATCCGGTTGGTGCATTAAATCTATCAACTATCGCCATTTGCTCAAATGACTAACAACATCACACAGGCAGAAAGAGAACAGTTCTGGGAGGATCCAGACATCACAAACCAACCAAACCAAAGCATCATGGACCTGGACGGATTGCGAGACAATTATGCTCATTACATTGTTGACGGTATGGATCTGGATTCGGTTGTAGAACTTGCTTTTGAGTATATCCGTGGAAATTTGCAGGAGTATACTGAGAAGGAGTTAATTGCCGAGATTGTAGACAATTATGATCAGGAAACGCTGGAAGGACTGACGGAACACTAACTGGCACACAAAACAGGCACAGCGCCCCAGATGCCCTACAATAGGATCAACAAAGCAAAGGGAACCAAATGACCACCATCATCAACAATCCTGATTTTATCAGTGCAATCGAAGGACTGCAATCCTTTATTTTTGATACTGGTGCCGATTGTGATATGGCGTACGATTGGGTCTGCGATCAGGCAGAATGTTCCTCTTTTGTTGAAGACAAAGCGGCATGGGATATGTTCTATGATGTTTATGATTCCACTCAAGATCTGGACGCTTGATAACACTAACCCACACACAAAACCATCATGACCAAACGCGAAGCACTGAGGATTTTTAAGAACGATCTCATGGGAGTTGTGCCTGGAGATGACATCTACACCCGCGAGAATTGGAACAATTACACCGATTTCTTGTGCAAGAAAGGTGACATCACCATGAGGCAATACGAGACTTGGGATAACCCTTTCTGATCACACACTCACTAACATCATGAACCGCGAAGATTTCAATTTCCAGTTACAAGAACTCCGCACACAGTTGAAAGACAAAAGGAATGAAATCAGCGCGATCAGTGATAAGATTGAAAGACTAAAGGTAGAATGGAGAATTTCAAGGATAATGCGAGAATTGCAAGGATAATGCAACCAGTTCGCTAACTGTCCATTGGTTAACCGTCACATAACCTGGATCTGCAATTATAAGAGCATGAACCAATACGAAATCACCTGCCCTGCTCTGGGCGAAACCGAAACCACCACCGATCTGGATCGGGCATGGGATCTCTGCTTCTCCATGCACAACGAGTCAGACTCCTACGCTTGCGTCCGCGATTGGGCGGGCGAGGTCATCGGTGAATACGGTTGCCCGCTGGATTGGGAGTGACGGTCACCGAACCGTCTACTTTTTCCCCCAAACGCTTTCAAAACCTGTATATTAAAAGAGTCAAAGGAATCGCACTTCAAATGTTTCAACTCCAGATCAAATACAACAAAACCGGCAACTGGGAAAACACCGTTTTCCTGCCGATGGAAAAAATGAAAGCATTGGACATTATGGCGATGCACAACAAACTGTGGAGCAAAGATCACTGCTATCGTGTTATCCCTGCTGTCTGATTCTTTCTCCTAACTAACACTTTTCCACCACACTTTTTATCATGCGTAAGATCGAACTTCAGATGAACAAAGCAATCGAAGACAAAAAAGATTGGAGCAAGGATAACACTTCGGTGTCCTATAATGAAGAACTCGATTGCAGCATTGTTCGTTTGTATGGTAACAAGATTGCAGAGATCTACGAGGGCAAAATTGTACTCTTCGACGGTGGGTTTCAATCAGTAACCACCAAAAGTCGCCTGAACGCGATTATTGATGGAAACGGCGGATTTGGGTCTGAAGGTGTATTTCAAAAGGACTGGGATTGGTTTGTTCGTATCTACGATTATGCGACCAAAACTTTCAACGTGGTAGACTTCCAAAATGGTTTAGTTCTTGCCTGATTACCCAACCCACATTATCACCATGGATCGACTCGAAATGTTATCTCAACGCGAACAACTAATGGAGGACATTGGTTGCATCATCGAATCATTCAGATTTGAAACTTATGATGATCTGTATGAATTAGAAAAAAACCTATGTGATGCAGTCTGCCGTAATTTTCCCACTAACTAACAACAACACCAACACAATGAACGACAACGAACTTGACTATTCACAGGATTTCGATTACAATGGAGACTGGACAGATCCAGATGATATTGTAACAATCCTAGACGGCAATATCCAAGAAAACTTCGACAACGAAACCAACCAACTTTTGGAGCAATTCTGATGAACAACTACAACACAGTTCCTGAAGTCCTAAGGGCACAGATCGAGGATTTCATTACAGATAGTTCTTCCAATGGTAGAACCAATGCAGTGAAAGATCTGCTGCAAGTTATCAAGGAAGCAGTCGAAGATACGGGTCATTATTATCAAGTTTGCAAGCACACTTGTGACCTGTATAGTGATGATCTAAAAGGGCAAGATCTCAACCCAGTGAGTAACCTAGTCAAACTACGTTATGAAGAGATCACCAAAGGAATTGCTCCAGATGAGTGTTAATTTACCACTCTAAATAACAGGTTGATTGGGTACGCGCAAATAATTATAATTATTAAAATAAATGTTAATTAGTATTGTAATTGACTGTTAATCTTATTCCGTAATCTGTTGAATTATTGATCTTAATTCGTATCAGAGTAAGCATCAGAAACACCTTATGAAATGCCCGCATCCATTGTACTCTTAGCGAGCGACCTATCATAACACAATTCACCCGAAAAGTCAAGTCCTCCGAGACACTTTACAAACCGGCAAATTCGTGTTATAATGGGTGCAGTCTTCGGGTATAATTAGGGCAACTTCGGGAATGACTTTGCCCGACCAAAAGACAGTCGATCTCACACACACTTTCAACCCACACATTATGAACTCTGAACTTCTCATTGGTGCTCTGCGTAAGGGACAGTCAGGCAGTGAAATCCTCAGCATTCTTGATGCTTTGACTTCGGGTGTTTCTGATGATCAGTCTCGTCCTCAGAGTAATGCTAACTGGTCCGTTGATGAGTGTACTGAGTTCTGATACTTAGCACACGAAGTAACACGAAGTGCCTCCACAGTTACTGTCACTTTCGGCAGTGATTGTGGGGGGTTTTGTGTTACTTAGGGGGGGCGA